ATCTCCTCTTTTCTTGTCAATATAAACTCTCATGTGTGAAGAATCTTCCATGTTAGCACCATGATATGCTCTACCTTGTCCATACAATTCTTTCTTAAGGTGTTGTCCTTTTACTCGTATGGTATAAGATTCTTTGTTAAGATACTTCTTGCAGTTCTTAATGAACTCCTTGCCTTCCTCGTCTTGTGGCACTTCACAAAAGGTATAGTAATGTCCATTAAGTCTAGTGCTTTCTTGTGCTATGTTCTTATACATATCTCGTTGTCGTTCTAGCATGGCAGTATAGTTCATATACTCTTGGTCTTTTTCCTCTAACTGCTCTTTGTAAGTTTCTACTTGACTTCTTAATCCTGCAGTAATCTTTTCTTGTGCCACAAGACTATCGTATAATTCTGCTAGTTTACCCTCTTGAGTATCATTCCTAATGTCCTCGTCATTTTGTTTTACAAATGCTCTGACCATGTGTTGAAAATCCATATCTGCAATAGGCATATACTCTTTTCTTGCTTGAGAATAGTATTCTTTCTTGTCTAGGTCATACATATCACTTGCCAATCTACCTGTATCGTTGATAGCACCTAATATATTAATTACTTTTTTAACTTGCATTGTTTATCTCCTTTAGCCATGTTGGTTTGTTTGTGTAATTATATCTTGCGAATCTTAATTTGTCAAGCACATAAAATTTTCTATATGCTTGTATAGGATAAAACTCGTCTGTTTTTAAATGGTCGTGTCCACTAAAACATTGTGGGTGTTTAGTCATTCTACCATAAGGTATAAAGTTAATACCTTTTTCCAATGCTTTCATGTGTTTACTCGCACCATGCTTTTTCATATATCTTGAGTAATATTCAAAAAGCATTACCTTATATAACACAAAAGCAAAATGGTAGTTTGCTCTAGTTTCTCCTGCCCATAATGTGCATGGGTGTTTCTGATGCACAGGTTTATATAAGTTATGTTCTTGTGCATAATCAGGTGCATGATGCCATAATGTCGTGCATAGCATCTGTGCCTCTTCCAAT